CAAGCTCCATAGTCCACTATCGTTCTCTCCTTCTCAAGATGGCAAATTGCCTATCCAAAGAAAGTTCGACAGAAAGCGAACCGAAGCTCGACTCGGAATCAACGAACGTCCTCGACGTTCCGAATGAGTTTGCAGCAACTCCCGCGAAGAAAGCTGCCGCTGTTTTGACCACACAAATGGTGGATGAATGGAAGGGTTTAACCCCTGCCACTCTTCCTACCCTTGGTGCCCCATCCTGGGACGCCTTGGTTGTGCTTGATGGTCAAGCTGAGATTCTTCTCAACAGCGAGGCCCTTGGACCTCCTCTCGATCTACCCCTCATCGACTGCTTCATCAAAGCTTCACATATGATTCACTGGTATAACAACACAGTATCATTGTGGGCTCACTCCTTAATATCAGGAGATTATGGTGAAACTCTCGTCGAATCTGGGTGTCTCCTTCGTCAAGTCGTTTCCAAAATGACATCTTCCCGCGTACTAGGCCGCTGGACCGCTTTGGCCCAGTTCGGACAACTTGAGAAATATCTCAAGTGGGTAACGGCGAACTTCTTTGCTCGCTGCCTCCTTCAAGAGGAACTACCCCCCGTCCCGTCTCAATTCTCTGGTTTAACCCAGAAGATTTCAACCCTGAGACGCCCGTACCCCGGTGGAGCTTGGAACCGCCTCTTCGGTAAGCTGCATTCTGCAGCCGACGGAAGAAAGTGGATCTTTGCCTTTGGAAAAGACTTCTACATGACGAAAAACGCCTCCCTTCCTGTGGAGGAATCCTTCATTGAGAGTTGTCTTGAGAAACATCAAGAGATTCTTTGTGGCGAACAACAAGATCGCCTATCTGATGAGACTTATGACGAAGTCCGCGAAGCAATCCAGCTTTGTGCGGATGAGGTCTTCGGCAAAATCAGATCCATGGAGGACTATACATACGGAGACAAGGATGAAGAAGGCAATCTAATTGTCCTTCAACGCCCCCAGAGCAAGTGTCCCTCACGCCTTCCATCATTTGGCGCCTCTTTCTGCGGAAATCGCAGTGAGGGGGGAGCTTGCGGAGATCTCTTACGGAACTACCACGACAAGACTGATTTACCCGAACCTTCGGAGGGCTATCTTTGGGGCTTTGCCCAAAAGAACGCCTATGAACTTTGTGAGGTGAGGACCACACACAACCCGGACCTCTTCTTCTCTGCAGAAGAAGACTGGTCCCGAACCGCCTATTCTCTAGCTTCTGCTGGAGTAGCGGCTCATGTGGTTCCTCTGGTTGAACCTTTCAAAGTCCGAACCATCACAAAAGGTCAGGCCGAGATTTATCATCTCGCTCGTCGTTGGCAAAAGATCATTCACTCTCGGATGCGTCAGCATCCCAATTTTGCGCTGATAGGTCAACCCTGTAACGGGGCCTTCCTCAGTCAGATCTTCGGTAACTCGGAAGTTTTCAAGTTCAAAAAGGACAAGAAAGGCTTCTTTGTGTCAGGAGATTACGAGAGTGCAACCGATCTTCTTAATCCGGCTCTATCTGAGTACGCTCAGGAGCAGATCTCTTTACGATTGAGAATACCACTCGAGGATCAATTTGTCCTCAAGCAGTGCTTGACTGGTCACAATTTGAGATACAAAAAGGACGGTAGCCTTCACCCTCAGACATGGGGACAGCTAATGGGTTCTCCCACTAGTTTCCCGGTGCTCTGTTTGGTCAATATGGCCGCCACGATGGTTGCATATCAACGCAGCTATAAACGCTCCTTTCAACTTTCGGACCTTCCGGTCTGTGTGAATGGAGACGATGTCCTTTTCTGGGCTCGAGACAGGGAACACTACGAGATTTGGAAACAGATCACGGGTGAATGCGGACTCAAGTTCTCATTGGGTAAAAATTATACCTCAAGAGACGCATGTATTATTAACTCTGAACTTTATCTGTATCAGAGGGAAGAATCATGTCAATACCATCGTCCTGCACCCCTTTTCCGTTTGGAAAAGGCCCTCAACTCGAGATTGCTTTGTGGTGGAAGCCGCTCTTCAGCGGCCTCTGGGTTTGACCCATTAAAGCTCTCAGATTCAGATCTCAAGATCTACGTCACCGCCGTCCACGGGGCTTCCGCTTTCCGGAAGCTTACCAAGAGTCACCTCCGCCCCTTCCAAGGGAAGGAGCCTCAACCCGAGAAAGTCCTTATGATGCTCCGTAAGAAGTATCGTAAGGGTTCATTCTCTGAGGATTACGCGAAATGGTATAATACCATCCCTTCGCGGACTCAAGGTCTTCTTGAACAACTAGACGGTGAGATTGAACGAGATTCCGTTGTTCGACCAGCGATGAGAGAAATGGCTATCAAGGTCTTTAATGACCTTCAAGTCGCACGTCTGTATCGGTTCGGAAGAGCCGACGGAAGGGTTATTAAGAACAGCCCTTCTTGGTATAGACCACAGACCTGTGGGGGCCTAGGATTGATGCCCCCACGCCACTACAACTTCCCGATTGAGGACCACTTGGAAATGCTTGCCCTTAAGGCAGTTCCCGCGGACGCTCACAAATGGGTTCAGGACATGACCCCATCGATGGCTTCCGTCTCCTTCATGGAGAGTGTCCAAGCAGAAATCCGAGAGATCCAAGATACTCTCGAGATCGAAAGAGTTCTGCTTCCGGTCGCAGACATCGAGAGTCTGCGGTTCCACGGGGAGGACGACCAATTTTGGAACAAAGAATTCCTTGTTGGGTTCGTCGATCAGATCAATGTAGTGGTCGATGAATTTTCCAGGCAGCAAAAGGAGCAGAAACTTAACAAGATCTTCTCCTCTTGCAACTGGTCATCGAAGCGACTTACCGGAGAGAAGGCCCGTCAAGCAGGCCGTCTACTTAAGTCCGGTGTTCTGAGTGAACAAGATCGAACACTCGATAGCCGAGGTAGATTGAGATGGATGGGTGAGATTAAGGGTGACAAGGATTCACTTTCCCTTACAGGAGAATGGATCCTCGCCTCCCGACGTCCTTTACCGAACTTCCACTGAGACATAGAACCCTAAGGTACTATGGATCCACAATGAGACTCTGATTGAGATTCTGGAGAAATGTAAGCTTGTATGATCCCGAAGTGGGGACAGGCCTTCAGATACCAACTGTCAGATCGAG